CTTTCATAATTGGCATCTCCACCAGCAAATACTGTTAATTTAAACCAAACTGAAAGTGTAAAAGTTCTTCTATTACCTGTACTACCAGGTGTTCTACTTAAATAAGCACTATCATTATCATTAAATCTAAGGGAATTAGAAATCTGATAAGCACCAGGAATATTCGATCCAACAACAGGAAAAGTCATTACAGCCCCTCTCGTTTAATCATTATCTTTGCGTCTTTGATTCCTTGCTTTGCCATGTCCATTGCATCTTTTGCCATCTTACGTTCGCGCTCTAGGTCTGTGTTCTCATCATTAATCATCACCTTAGCTTCTTCTAAAGACATTTCGTCTTGATGCTTTTTCGCGTCTAAAGCAAGTCGCGCTCTACGTAATTCTAAATCATCACGTTGTAATTGAATCTGCTGTTCGGATGTATCTTTCTTTTGACCAGACATAATCTTTTGCTTTTCTTCATCTAGCTTCATTAAAGAATCTGAAGCATTCGCTGTGAGTAATGCAATTTGATTTTCCACTTCAGGCGGAAGCGGCTGCCCTGACATCATGGCTTGTACGATTTGCGGGTCACCAATCATTTGCGCTACTTCGTTTCTGTACTTCATCGCTAAGTGATCTTGGATGTGAGAAGCTAATGTCTGTACCATTACCACGTTCTCTTTGTATGCAGGGTTCTGCATCATCGAAGCATGCGCTACAATATGCGCGTCATGATTCTGATCAGGTCTTGGGGTGAGAGGGGCACCTTTCATGGATGCCATGTTCTCTGTTACAGGGTCAGCAGAAATCGGTTGCTGTTGTTTCTTTAAATATCTTTGTGGCTCTTCAATACCCATCGCAGAAAATAATTCCATTCCAATTTGTTCCATGTTGTAAGCATTAGGATTCTGTTGGGCGATCTGCATGATAGCATTAATCTTTGCAATCCTGTGTGCTTCTGTTGGCATGTTAGGATCGGAGACAGGAAGAACATCAATTGATTTTAAATTAAAATCATTTTTGAAAACTTGCTGTGCACCACCTGCGACCTCATACGGGTACAGATCAGGAAGATACTCAAAATCTAATCTCGCTAAGATTCGCAGGTCTTTGGATTGGGCGTTATGCAGACGCTTGTGCACAGCGCTGAACAACTTAGAACTTTGCTCAAGCAAAGCCATGGTTGTGCCAACAGGTCCATAGTTAGATGCTTGATCTACTATGTTGTCAGCCGAGTCAGCAAACTCTTTTGCAGCATTAACTACATACTGCATTAAATTGAATAAAGTACCTGAAGGTTCTTTGAATGGTAAAGGTTGTAATGATTTACCTAAGTCGCCCGCAGGACTGTTAACTTCTCTCCACTCACCTGGTGCGATTGGTTCATCAGGTGCCAACACTCGTAATCCGTGTGCTTTGAATCCGCCAGGTAAATTTGCAAATGTACCTGCATCTACTAATTGTCTCATAGATGATGTTGCGGTTTTGGTTAAGCCTCCAATCAAGTGTAAGTATCCATAACCATAGAAACCTAAACCAGGAATCATATAGTAATGGGTGAAGTATAATTTCTTTTCTTTCTTAAAGTCATCAGCATTCCAGTTTCTTCTGATTGCTAGAATCTTTCCTTCGTCTGTCATGTGTACAACGTAAGGAAGTTTGATTCCATCAGGATCTTCAAAACCTGGTAAGTCTAAGTTTACGTGCATCTCTAAAATTTCTACACGCTCTGTATCACCGTAAGGTTTGGTGACACCTAAGATTTCATCAGAAGCTTCTTGTGCTGCTGATTCACTTAAGTAACTTTCTTTAACATCTATGTCTGCAAATGTTCCAGCCATCTGAAACTTTTTAATTTGATTCATAGACATAGAATATTTATGAGTGAATCGTTCTGCTGTTTCTAAATCAGATGCATAGTAGTCAATATAAAAATCTTGTGCTTTAACATATTCAGTACGTGGTCTTTGTAATCCTACATCCCAATATGTTTTCTTAAATGCGGAACCATAGAGTGCTACATAAAATAATAAACGATCTAACTCAGGTCCATACTCAGGCATTTGAATTTGAGTTTGGTAATTCATAAAGTGGCGCACACGATTTGCCTGCTCCATCTTTTGTTGAGTTTGTATTCCTACGATACGAGTACGTACAGGACCTTCTGTGGGAAATAATTCTTTATAAGCTTTTGCTTGAAACTTTACAACAGCCTGTGATAAGACTGGGTGAGAAGATGCACAAGCTCCTGGGAAAGGTTCATCACTGTGTTCAGATTTAAATCCTAAAAGGTCTACACCTTCTTCGGCAATTGCATCATACTCTTCTCTAGATTGTTTATCTTGTTCGAATGAATCTTGTAGTTCGTTTGCGATAGAACTTAAATCTTTATCATCTATGAAATCAACTAAGTTCGCGTCATGCTGCATAGCATCTGGGTTCATATCCATATCATCGAAGAGACCCATTGCCTCTGCTTCTTCCATCATAGCTCTATCTTCTAATGTAACTTCTGCTCCACCATCAGGTGTCACCATTACATTAGTGTCTTGCTCTGGAGTTTCTGGTAAGTCTTCAAAGAGAGATAGTTCTTCTCCCTCTGGAATGTCAAAATTTTTTTCTATTGCCATAAATCAATCCTTAATAATAACGTCTGCGTTTTCTATTATACACTGCTGAGCTGTCTAAGTCAAGCCATGAATTATCACTATGTTCAAGATATCCACCATTACGAACATAGAGCACAGCTTGCGTAACAGAGTCCACAATATCATCATGAGGTCCTGAAGGGAACTGTCTGCACTCTTCGATTGTTTCTTTTGCCCAGACTTTGTCTAGGGGTGCGTATATTCTTGAGTTGTGAAACAAAGAACTGATAGCATATGCTCGCGCTACTTTGTCTCGATCAGGTTGATACTCTTGAATGGGTAAACCTGCTAGTCTTAGGTCTTGAATTAACGATTGACCTGAAGCTTTTTTCTCAATTACTATGGAATCTGGTTTATGTTTGATGTATTTGTCCACAGCTTTCTGTCTGAGTGTGGGAAAATCCCAGCGACCCTTCTCCATTCCCAGTAATACCATGTTAGCTAAACTTAAATCATCTTTTTTAAACACGCCCCATGTAGTAACTACAGAATAATCTGCAGTTGTTTTAGTAGAGAACGCTGTATCCCAGGATTGTATGATGAAATCACACTCAGGTGGGTCTTCACTTGTCCAATTCTGCCAGTAATCTACCTGAATGATGCCACCTGTCTCGGATGATGGGCTTTGTAAGTACAATGCATCAAACTTAAACGGGGGTGTGTTGTTTTTTGTACGGATAATGTCCTCTGTTGTCCAACAAAATCCGTTTTCGCGGTCAGGTGCCCCCCAAAAAGACTCTCCTACTTTTGCTTCTGGGTAATCTTCGCGCAAATATCCTTGTGAAATTAATTCTGTACGCGCTGTTTCTAGTTGTGATGCAGATTCTGCAGTGTTTAACGCTGGTATTCGTACCACATCCCACTTATCTGCTAGTGGTGAAGCTTCTTGTTGCTGTAGAAGGTGACCCGCTAGGTCATTTTCGTGCCATCTTGTCATCACAAGCACCACTTTTCCGCCAGGCATAAGTCTTGTTCGTAGACCTGAGGCGTACCATTCGTTTAATTGTTCACGTCTGGTCTTAGAATACGCGTCTTGTTCAGAGATTGGGTCATCAATGATAGCTAAGTGTGCACCAAAACCCGCAATACCTGAACCAGAACCAGCTGCTAAGAAGCTGCCTGCGGTATTTCCTTTGTGTTCTAGCGCCCAAGCGTTTGCCGCGCGGTTATCTTTACGAATTTTTACATTAGGAAATACAGTATTGTATGCTGTGGTGTTGATAATGTCTCGGATTGTACGTCCGAAACGGGTTGCCAAATCATCTGAGTGAGATACTGCGATCTCTTGCCAGTAAGGATTACGCCCTAATGCCCACGCAGGGAAGTAAGTTGAAGTGATTAAAGACTTAGATGAACGCGGTGAAATAAATATCATCAAGCGATCCGTGTCACCACGTTCTAATGACATTAATTCATCACACAAAAGGCGGTGATGTGGACCCACATTGAAGCTAGGATTCATCAACATGACAAATGCCAACAAGTCATCTCGTGCTTGTTTGACCGCTAGGCGAGTTGCCGCGTCTCTGTCTTCAACTGTATAGTTTAAATTATTCTGCGATATATGCAAGACCGCCCCACAATACTACTTGTGAATAAACATCTACGTCTGGCTGCCCTACATATGGTTCTAAATTTGGTGTTAAAATCATTCTTTGTCTCCTGATACTAATTTGAGCTTTGGCGCTGCGATTCGCTTTAATCGTTCCACATCTCTTTGGATATCCTCATCCGAGTTACCAGAAGCAAATGCATTCATGATTGTTGTTTCGTTGACAGTCTTCTCTGTCCACAGAGCTTTGTGTTTACCCAAAAGTTCTAGGCTTCGAATCGCCGCATTGTAATCCCCAGTCTGTTCAGTAGCATCCGCTATGCGAACCAGACGGCGCAAGATATCATCTGCGTCAATCGCGGTACGCTTAAAGGAGCTAGCCTTCAGTTCTTCAATACGGTTACGGATCGCTTCTATTTTCAAAAACTTGTATGCATTGCGCTCCGCGGTGAGCTTGCCGTAGCCCGCCCGTTTCGCCGCTGCAATTGCGTTTAGGTCTTTGATAAATTCCGCGCAGAAAATTTCCTGGCGGTCTGTCAACCCGCGTTCGTTCTTTGCCATAAAAAGATTATAACATGTCAGGGCTTGTATTGGCAAGGGTTGTTATGATACCATTACAGCATCCCTCTCCCCGAGGGTGTCTCCTGTAAGAGAGGGGGCTTTGAAACACCTGACTCGCTTGGTGTGCCCCCTCACAAAACCGCAGGATTGATAAAATGGGACATCATAGAATCTTAACAACAGATAAGATAAAGCGGCGCATCAGCCGCTTATTGCGCGTGCTGTCGCATGGGCTAAGCCCTAACCAGTTTTCTGATATGCTAGCTGACTTCCTTTCGGAGGGGGGCACGGGGAATTCAGACAGGATTGACCTCAGGCTCAAGGACTACATAGACAAACGTAAGCACATACCCTGAGCGGGAAAAAAGGCTAAAATTTTGCTAAAATTTTTTTCGGTGCATATATGTATATATGGGGGTAAAAATTTTTTGGGGTGGGGGTTCTGATTTTAAACCCCTACCCCGAATTTTATTTTTTATTTCTGACTTTCTAAAAATTCAATTTTAGATTTGATGTAATCTTTAAGGACACTATCGGGCAGAGCCTTTGCGATTTTTTCAAGGTCATCTTGGTTTAGTACCAAATCAGTATGCTTAACGCCAACCAAAGTATAAATTGAATTTCCGATCATATGGAAGCCCCCGAATAATCAGAGGCTTTAACCATATGGATACGGGCAAAATGTTTACCCCGCCCCACAGTCCAAATTGTAGTAAATGGGCGAAGTCTTTTTTTAAAGCCCAAACCATCAATTTGACGATTGATTTGGTGTTTAAGGTTTTTTAGTGTTTTTGCTTTTAATAACATTTTATTTACTCCGTTATATTGTTAATTAATTATAGATACTAATGATTTAATTTTTATTAGCAATAAAATAATTTAAAAATTTTGTACATTCTGGTCGCACCCCCTGTGGATAACATGCGACAATATGCACAGTGTATCCATATTTTAGAAATGGTACAATTCGGGGCATATGCCTAGTATATAGGTAGGGGAGAGGTACGACTAAAAATTGGTGCGACAATATGTCCAACGCCTGCGACAATACGCCGATTGACAAATGCGAATAAATAGTATCTCCGAAAAAACACCTTTTATATATAATAAGACAAGCCGACTTTGTACATTCCTGTCGCACCCCTCATTATTTTCTTGATTTAATTTTTTATTCGTTCATACTCCCAATCATTAACAACTAAAGAGGTTTAAATAATGTCAAATACTGCTACTTATAGAGTTTGCCATAATAAACTTAGCCGATTGGGTGCTTCACCTATGCGACACAATGGCAAATGGACAAGCCCCTCAAAAAAGCCTATAATGGCTTGGCAATTTGAGAATAATTCTAAAATGTACAAATATTGTACTGAGGAATTTATCTCACTAAAAAACAAAGCTAAAGCAGAAATGTCCGAATGGCTAAAAACTGCTAATGGCAAAAAATTTATCGCATCTCAATATTGAGGTGCGACACTCTAGCAAATTGACTTAAAAAATCAATCTGTTATAGTGTTTTGAATATAGCGAATAAAACGAGCATCCGATACGATCTCAAAATTTTGCTATATTTAAAACGCAATAAAGCGAATAAAACGGGAGAGGTGACATGGGAGATTTATTTCTATTCACTATAACTATGGGGTATGCCATTGCGTCAATATGGCTACTTTACAAAAACTAAAAAGCGACTATACTAATTAAATATAACGGGAGTACAACTTATGTCAAGAAAAGACTATATAAAAATTGCTGATTTATTAGCAAAACATAATGTCACAAATGCATTAATTAGTGATTTTATGGAAATGTTAAAGTGCGACAATCGTGCATTTGACAAAACAAAATTTATGGAGTACATTGACAAACAACAAAACAAATAAGCGAGGTACTAAAAATGGGTATGTTTAATTATATACACGACAAAGTAGAAGAATTTTACAAAATTGCCGATAAAAACATTGGCAATTTTACAAACAAAAATGAGTTTGCTGACTTTATGTTAAATCATATTGATTTACTCATGGGTTCAGATGACTATGAATATCATATTGATGATGTAATATCTGAAATATGGCAAGAAAAATGGAGTAAATACCAATGAAAAAAATGTACGCATCTTTTTTCAAAGAGAATATCAAAACATTTGGAAACATCCAACTGTTATATGATAGCATTGTAAAAGATTTGGAAACCGAAACACCATTCTTTTATAGAACTAAAAACAATTCGAGTATTAGAAGCCTATACCCCTCTACTTATTCGAGATTTCAAAAGCAAATCCGTAAAAGTAAATCTTTTATGGTGTATAGTGATATAGATAAAACTAAAACTATATCGGTATATAACGCAACATATAACAAGTTATAGGGTGCGACAAATGTGGGAATTGACTTTATTTGTTGTTCAACTATACTTGCTATATAAATTGGCAATGATGCCTATAACAATTAAACGGAGTAAACAATGAATACTTTATTGTATGAAATGCGTAGAACTTTTGTAGGTGATACTGAGTTCAAATATTACGACTTAGTAAAAGAACTTAGACAAAATCTAAGAACTAGAAATACTGCTGATACGCAAGTAATTCTTGCTAAGTATTACCCTCATATTTATGGTGATGATTCACTTGATGATGATGAGAAATACCACAAAGCCTATCTCAAACTTGACTATTGGTTTAGTGAGTGGTTCACTAACAGAGGTTATTTAATTCATCAAGGGCGTATTGAGGCTAGAAATAACTACATATCCCGAAACGCGTTAGCGTATCTCAACAAACTGCGTATTTACAAAGACACTGAAGAATGTGCAGATTGTGGGCAAGTCGCGTGGACTGACAATATGATTTGCACTGATCGTGACGAATGGGTTGGTGAAGAATGTAATTGTAGTAGTAATTACAGGTGGCATGACGGACACGATTGTTATTATCACGAAGATGACTACCCGTATGAAGATGATGATGATTACGAGGAAGATTATGATCCCGACTATGTACTGCCTTATGATGCCAATGTACTAAATTGGTTGCCACAGGAAGTGCGTATGCCTAACGATACCAAAGACGAAATACTAATGGGTGGTGAGCATGAGGCAGAAAGACGCAGAGATTGTCCTGACGATATTGTAGATAGAATACTAGGCACAATGCGAGGGTTTGCACTGCTCAAAAATGACGGCTCCCTTGACAATGGGTTTGAGATAGTGACTGCACCAGCGACACTAAATGCCCAAAAACATTATTGGAGTAAATTTTGTGCCGAGAATTTCAATGAGCATTTGTCGGCATGGCATACCAATACTTGTGGTTTCCATATTCATGTGAGTAGGAAAAGCCTTACCCCTTTGGATATAGGTAAACTGCTAGTGTTTGTCAACGCACCAAACAATTCGTCTTTCATTAGACAGATTGCAGGTCGAAGTTCCGATCAATGGGCTAGACGAAGTGCTAAGTCCGTGAAAGACGGACTGAATAGAAGCGACAAGTACGAAGCCATAAATCTAGGCAAGGAAAGAACTATCGAGTTCAGAATATTCAGAGGGAATATCGGTAAGCTTGGTATCATGCGAACATATGAGTTTGTCCATGCTTTAGTGATGTTTGTCAAACAATCAGCACTAGACAAAGACACGGATGTTCAGCTTAAAAATCTTACATATACAAACCTAATCAAGTTTGTAGGTAAGCCCAACAATAGAAGTCAATATCCTTACTTCTATACTTGGTTAGTTAAACAAGGATATATTAACAGCAAAAGAAAAGACAATAGCGAGGTATTAGAATGTGCTTAATTGTTCAAACAAACAACGCAAGTTTACTCAAAGCGAACTTGCTTAAATCAGCATACTCCAACAATTCAGACGGGTTTGGAGTTATGTATTTAGATGAAGATCAGATCAAGGTTCAAAAGATTGTACCGAAATCTGATGATGATGTAGTAAAGTTATGGGATAAATTCAAAGACTTAAAAATTCCTATGGGTTTACACTTTAGGTTTACAACAGAGGGGGCAACCAACAAATCTAACTGCCATCCGTTTCAAGTACTCAACAAAACGGAACATGGTAGAGATGTTTGGATGATGCATAACGGACCGAAGCTACCCACACCTATGATTGACAAAGACAAATCTGATACTCATCAGTATGTCAAGTGGGTGCTTCGTCCTATGCTATCTAACAATCCCGATCTGTTATACAACAAGGATTGGGTTGACATGATAGAAGAATCTATTGGGAGTGATAAACTTTTATTCCTTGATTCCAAAACGGGGAAATTTACTATCATCAATGAAGATCATGGTGATCACTTGAATGATGATGTATGGTTGTCTAACACTTACTCTATCCAACGGGGATATGGTACCGACTATGACCCACATACAGATTCGTTCATGAAGAAACGCAATAACATTGTACCAATCAGTAGTACATATGGTTGGGGAAATGATGACTACGATTCCTACAACTACAACAACTACTATATTGATAGACCTAATCACATACAACAAATAGATTTGTGTGATGACGGGGAACTATACAATCTTTCGGACATCTGTAATTTTACAGACAAACAGATTGAAGAAATAGTTTACTCTAATCCAACAGGCACTGCCGAATTACTCCGTGACCTAGTTAATGCTTCAGAGGAAGAACTGATTGATTCAATGGATGAACTTCTCGATCAGAGAAAATCAAAGGAAGGAAATAAACATGGGAATAGTAAGAGCTAAAGGTATTGGCGACTTGTTTGCCGTAGGATTTAATCCTTATGACAAAAAGACTTATGTCATGGCACAGTCAAATCAATTTCCATATCTTGTTGAGTTAGATACAATTATGGGGTGGGATTATGAAACTCCCATTGACAAGTATGGATTTGATTTAAGTAGTCTTAAGTCTAATATTATTTCAAGAGGTGTAGCTATGAAAGATGTGTCATTTCATATCGCGAAATTGCTACCCCCTACCAATCCTCTACCTGTGTATAGATACAAAACTCTAGACATGACAGAGGAAAACATTAACAGGTTGAAGAAACATATCAACGGGTACAAGCCCAAAGATTTTGATACCCGTTATGTTATTCTTTCAGCAGGTACTCGTGTGGTGGCAAATGACTTTCATAATATTAACCCGAAAAGCAAGGTGGCTAAGCTTATTAATAAACATATTGAGAATGGTAGGTTTAATGGTGTTTATCCTAATCTGTACAAAAAATACAAAGCCAATCTCAAAAGCCACAGCTTAGGATCGAGGATATCAACACTCAATATGCTACCTTATATACCAAAAAATAATATAGCTGGTGTGAAATACGACGGGTTGCTTACTGAGTATGTGTTCAATGAATCTAACATCAAGTCACTTAATGATGTAGAGTACTTAACACACTGAGTTTCTATGCACTACCTCGCATAGTCGGGGGGCACTTGTGGAAGGTGCCTCTCGAATTACACCGACATTACACAGTATTACACGGATAACACCTTTTTAGACAGAGGCATACCTATCCCCTTTATATAATAAAAAAATAAATAAATTTTAAATCGTATATTAGAGGGGTGTAGGTGGGTCGTTTAAAAAATGCTCTATTCGTGTAATGCCGTGTAATGCCGTGTTCTATCGGGGTGCGACAACTTTATCATTGACATTTATACTGAAGGGAGTATAGTTATGGACATGAAAGACATAATAAAAACAGAACTAATGAGATTGCGTTCAGTGTTGAACGCGAATCTTGAGGACTACTCAAAACAAACAGTCGAAACCAAAGACGAAAGCATTGCTATCGGGTGGGCTGAAGCTGTTCAATATATGCTATCTTATATAGCAAAGAAAGAGGAACCAAATGAAAATAATTAGGTCAGAAGAAACAGGTTTGTACAGAGTGTTAGTAGATGAGGAACAAGATGTATATCTTTGTGATGAGCAAGGCAATAGTTCTTGGGATGCTTACTATGACGCTGAACAAATGATTATGGAATGGAGAAAATTAAATGAATAAGAAAATAGAGAACGCATTAGATGTAATCTATGATGCTTTGCTATGCTACTTTGAGGATTGTATTAGTAGTGATAAGGCAGAGCAGAGATTAGTTAACAGTTCATATCGAACAATAGTAGAAGCATTGAAAGGAAAACAAAATGGGTAAAGTAAAAGAATGGTTAATGGAACTAGAAGAAAGACGACAAGAGGATAACCTATCTGATTACGAAGCTAAGTTATTGGAACAGCTTGATGAGGATAGACGATCATACGCAGAAGCCGAAGCGCATGATTGGTGGGAACACAACGGCAACTTAATGAAAGGAAAAAAGAATGGAACAAACTAAACAACTGCCACCATTTAAGGCACATTACATTAAAAGCAACGCACAAAAAATTTTAGATATACTTAATGAGGGTGGTGGATTGGTGTGCTTTTCACCCAAACAAGAAGAACACTCAAAGAAAATACTAGATGGTATGTGTGAGTGTGTAAGTAAGATTAACAATTATGTTAATGAGTATGCAGAAGAAATGAAGAAGGTGAGGAAAAGTAAATGATAACTAACATAATATTATTTTTAATGATGATTGGTATGGCTTGTATCGGTTATGCGTCAGCTTACATTGTAATGCAACGCGAAATTACTAGACGCGATATAGAATTGAACATGGCATACACATACATAGGGGATAAACTAAGTGAGCGAACAAGAGAAAAAAGAGTACGAAAAACTTAAAGGCATGGCTATGAATGGTACACTTACTATTCAAGAAGCTTTAAAGTATTTTCAACTAAAAGAAAAATCTAAAAGGGAAACAACATGAACATATTTTATTTAGATGACAATCCAAGACTGTCAGCACAACAACTATGTGACAAGCATGTACCTAAAATGTTATTAGAAACTTGTCAGATGTTATCAACTGGAATCAGATCCCGCCTGGAAGTCAAGACGGATTCACTATATAAGATAGCATATCCCAAACACCCCAGCACAATGTGGGTGGGTGAATCGCGAAAGCATTTTATGTGGGCATTGGAATACGCAAGAGCCGTAGCTGATGAATACACATGGCGATACGGCAAGATGCACAAGTCGGAGCGAGTGGTTAAATGGTTGGAAGATAATAAAGAATACATCTTCAAAGCATTCGAAGATGTGGAACCTATATTTACACGACCACCACAATGTATGCCCGATCAATACAAACAAGAAGATACTATTGAAGCATACAGATCATACTACTATGGCGAGAAAAAGTATTTCGCTAAGTGGGAAAAAGGTAGAAACAAACCCGAGTGGTTTAGAGGAAAGGCAATACATGAAGCATTCAAAACTAAAAATGAAACAGCAAATGCTACAAGATAAACTGGATGCATTAAACAAAGCAATCATCTTAACGCAAGATGAATTGATGACAGTGAACAATGAACTATCAACAACTGCTTTAGATAAGATAATAGATTCTTTGGTTGAAGCATACGACAAGATGAAAGGAAAAACAAATGTCAAAAAAGCACAAGGATAGTCACTTTGTAGGTGGAAGCAACGAGGATTTTGCGGGTGTGTATTATCACATCATGCGGGAGCATACACCTTTAAAAGATTTAAGAGAAGTAGTTATTAAATTAATGGGCAGATGTTTTGATGCGTACCCACAGGCAAGAGCCGAAGCAGAGAAACACTACATAAAAATTCTGGAGACTCACAATGAAGGCTGAGGATTTAGTATGGGATATAGCCTATTGGAATCCAACCGACGAAGTGACGGATGAAGAACTACAAAGATTCTTAGATAGTGGAATAGGTACGGCATCAAATAACTCTAGGTGTTTTAATGTCCGACAATTTGTCGAAGCATTTAACAGGCAAGAGATCAGTGACTTAGGTTGGTTGTATT